AAGATAAGTTGCCTTACCTTATTCCCTGCTTGATACGCCCATTGTCGTGCATCCGCCATTGCGTTGGGGTTGAAGGAGGATAGGTGTGCGAGGATTATGTCCGTGTAGCCGGTGACGGAATCAAAAACTATCGTCTTGTATGGCAACGACGGCTTGCCCGCAAGCTGGTTATAATCCCGATAAAAAGTCTGCATGCCTTCTTGAGACTTAGTGGGAAGGTAGTCGAGGCTTAACGCAACGGGAGAGACTGTCGCGTAGTCTAGAGCGGTGACGGGCTTTGTTGGCTCGTTAATTGCAAAGCTACCAACCTTGCGGAAGTCAATGTCGGAGTGCGTGACGTCAAAGCCTTCGGTCTTGGCTTCGGGGATGATGTCAATGCCGCCATGGTCGAAGCCGAAGTAAAGCAGTGGTTTAGGATAGCTGCCTACGATAGCGCCGGTTTTGAAAGACTTAGGCGCACCCATTCTTAATTCACGTATTAACTTCATACCTTTAACCCTTTTGTCCATTGGTTATCTTCAAACAGACTACCATTAAGAATCATGTCTCTTTGATGTTGGTTACTACTGCAAACATCGTAGTAATCACACAAGCCAAACTTATTTGTACAATTCCAGCGATGCCTTGGAAAATGTCCGCTTGAGTGATAATCAAACACATTCTTAATCAAAGTCATCACGTCATTCTTCCACTCCGCAATCATGTCTTCGCTGACGTAATGCGGAGTGCGTTTAAAGTCCGTGCCGTCAATGCAGCTTTTCTCGCTGAACTCGTCTTTCTTTGTTGGACGGCGAACGCGGATGGCGTCGATGATGTAGCCTTGTGGCTTCTTACCAGTGACTTGCCATAACGCCCAGCAGTAACCAAGCTGGCCCCCATCCATTGCCATTTGCTTGTCGAAGGTTTCGCCGAATTGGAAGGTTGTTTTATGATCGAATGACCATAGGCCGTTGTGGTCTTCAATGCCTAAGTCGATTTTGCCGCAATAGAAGACGTCAATGTTATTAACTTTGCCGAACGGTAGCATGAAGCTCGCTTCAACAATTGACTTGCCCTCTTTGTTCGCCATAATCTTGAACCCTTCCTTACGATAGATGTTATTATAAACCTGCATCATCTTGCAAGCATGGTTGAAGTTGCGGAAGTCCGTCTCCGGCTGCGGGTTTTCATCTAGCCATTCACGCATGGCTTGTTCGATTTGGGGTTGTTGTGCTAGCGTGACTTCTTCACTTCCGCAAAGCTTGTATCGAGTCTCTAATCCGCGGTGAATAGTTGAGCCGAAGTTAGCTCCGGCTCGCTCAGCCACCGGCACCCGACGTGCTAGCTCGCTGTATTGAAAAGCTCTCGGACACTTAAGCTTTTCTAGTCCCGAATTGTCGATTAAGAAAGCTCCATCGACGAGAGGTAGAGGCGGTAATGTCATACGAATTCACTTATGTCTTGTTGTTTTTTGGTGCTTGATGTTTTCTTCTCTTTTAACGGCGCAACACTGGCGATATGTGCTTGCATCGTCTGGAAGTTTCGATGATCACGCAGCTTGGCGTGCCAGGCTTGTAGCTCCGCGTCTGTCATTTCAATCAACGGTTTGCTTGGGCTGAGTACGCTTACTCCGGGCGGCAGGCTTAGCAACGGTGCCTCCGCTTGCAGAATCGTCGATAAGGGGCTTGCCGGTGCTATCGCAGAGGACGATTCTTGCGTTAGTGATGGCGGCGTGATAGCCGTAGCGGTCGCCGGGTTCGAGTTTGGCTCGTTCGAGTTCATTGATTACTTTTTTAAGGATGATGCTGAGGGTTGTTTGGAGGACTCCTGTGCGTGGTTCGTAAGCTTTAAGCTTGCTGACTTCCGTGAACGGAATCTCTAGTGTTGTTCGTTGTATCTGTTCGCTCGGTAGGTCTAGGTACGGATTCTTGAACTCCATTTTGTTTGCCTGTTGTTGGTGGTTGTGTGTTTGGATTAGGGATAAGGATTAGTAAGACTTGTTTGCAATCAAGGCAGGTTTTCTTTGTCTTCTCAATGAACCAGCGATGTTTGCATGTTTGCTCGCGAAAGATTTGTTCAGCGCGTTTGATTGAGTGCGGAAATTTTGATGGCCTTATGCGTGCGTCGCCGTTCATGGTATTTTCGTTTTTGTCTAAGTAAAATATGTTCTCGCTGCTTCCAGTAGTTTAACTGATTACGTATTGAATCTAGGTTTCTACTTTGAAAGTCAGTTCTTTGTTTAGGTGGTATTTTTAATAGGTTGTAGTGTTTAAAAATAAGGTGTTGAATATGAGTCATACACTAAAACACGAAATGCACAACGGCGAACGCGATGGCTGTGGCGATCAACGCGATTCCTAAGTCGATTAAATGTTCTTTCATATCATTTCTTTGGTCTTGGTGTGCCGCAGAGGGGGCAGAATTTCCAATCATATGGAACAAAGTCATGCACCGTTCGCCAATCTCCGCTTGATGGAACACCGAAGTGGTGCCAGTAAATATGCCTACACCAACGTTTCTTTGTTTTCATATTCCCAAGTTCTTTAGTTTGGCGAGGGCGTCATTTCGGCCGCAGGTGCATTCCAACTTGTAATCTCTTGCTTTTTTGCAGCCGGAGGTATGACTATGTCCCTCAATGAAGCTAACAGCTTCCCTCAAAACCTGCACCACGTCGGATTGCGTCGATGTTGAGACAATTTTGTCCGTGTTTTCAATAATGCAAGAGTCGCCAATCTGGTAACGAGAGCATCCATCATGTTCTGCGATTCTGTTTCTACAAATAATTAACGCCTCCCGCATCTTCCCTCTTGCGAGTTCGGAGGCGAGGAGTTGTTGCTTTGCTTCTGTTAATTTTTCCAGAGATTTTACATAGCACTGTTTTGTGCTAAGCAAATCCAGCAATGCGCCCTGCAGTTCATAACAGATTCGCTTAACTGCAGCCCTGATGCCTTCGTTTTCTTTTGCGCCAATTTCCATCCGCAGCGTGCGAATGCCTTCAATTTCAGCGTCTCGATTTCGCTCCAACTCCTCCACCTTAGCGCGGAGGTCATCTCGCTCCTTGGCGATGCAGTTAGGGCAGCCATCCTCGCCCTTCAAGTGAGCGCAAACATCGCAAATAGCTTCAATGTGATTGACAAGATTTCGCGCCTTAATCTTATCTGTTTCCAGCTTAAACTCCTTGGCCTTCGATTCTTGCTCTTCAACTTTAGCGCGAAGGTCTTTGTTTTCTTGAGCAGTAGCTGTATTGATGGCGACTTGAACCAGTTCCTCAAGTTCTTTTTGGCGAATGACTGTGCCGAAACTGTTAACGTAATTAGCAACTGTGTTCTTCGATAAGTCACCAACTTGAATCTTGGCCTTAATGCCCATGACAGACTCTTCTGTACCACCAAAATGATGTAAGTGCGGATCACTCATAGATTCTTTCTTGTTCGAGGTTTGGGGTCATAAATCATCTTTGTACTTTGATATTTTGTAAAGGCCTAGCGCGAATAAGGAGCAACCGGCGATGCATTGAATTAAGTTCAGTGGCCAATCTAAAGTTATAGACAATGCAATAACGCAAATCGCTAACATAATTTGTTTCATTTCTTCTCCTCTCGCTCGATGGCTTGTTGGATTGCTTGGCGCAAATCTTTAATGTGGTCATAGTTGTACCAAATGTTTCCAACATTGGGAAATCCAGCTTGTGGATCACGTCCAAGCCAATCCAAATACAGCGAATCCTTCTTCGCCTCGGAGAGTTGGCGGGTTAGCTTCTTATTTTCTTTGCGTAAATCGGAAAGCTGGTTTTCAAGGCAAGCTTCAGAGTTTGGCGAATGCCCATCTCCATACATAGCATAACTTCGACCGCAAATATCACAATGATCTGGCATATTATTTTCTTTCAACTTTTGCTCAAGCTATTGAACACGCTGACGGAGTAGCCCTGCGTGACCATTAGCTGCTTCAAGCCGACCATCCAACTCCTTCACCTTCTCATTCGCAGCATTGAGTTCCGCCCTATATTCAACTTCCTTTTCGGCTCTATGCTCATAGTAAGAGAATGATTTCTTGGCAGGTTCGGTTCTCGGCGTCTTTGATTCGTTGGGTTGCGCGCTCATGTTGGCCTTTCAATTTTAATCCATTGACCGGGATGGTCTTTGCAGAATTTGTCTAATAGGTGGTTGTAAGCCATTCTGCCACCGTTAGACTCCAGCCAATGAAGATGAAACACATTTCCAAAATCATCCTGATTGCCAATAACAATTCTCATCAGCTCAAACTCTTTTGCGCCTTTCGGCTTCCACCACCAAAGACCTTCGCCTGTAGGTTGCTCTACTGATTCCATGTAAACGCTCCTGTTGTTTGGTCGTAGTGGGCTGCCTTGTGTTGGATTGCAATGTCTCTCATGCCGGACATTTCAAGCCATGAGCCAACTATAGTTCCAATAACGATGCCGATTAAGATTCCAATGCAAATTCCTATACCATCTGCTTTCATTCACTTTCCTTTCTTTGAAAATTCAATTCTAAGCGTGTCAATGAATGCTAAAAATAAAATTGCCCCGATAATACAAAAGGTCGAATGACCATATAAGTCGCAAAAATAAGCTAAGTCGTTGACCCAGAACATCAATCCTATGGTCAGGTGCGTTAAATCAAACAGGTTCATCTCTTCCTTTTCTTGGTGCGTGGTTTGATGCGGCGGTAAAGCGCGATGAAAAAATACGCCTTTAAACCCACTAAAAATGGCGTTTCAAGTCTAGCCTCTTTGTGGCTATCCGCCCACACGTCTCTGGCTTTAATTTCTTCACTGTGCAAAACTAACCGCCAACCTCGCGCTGGGAATTTTGATGGGATTTTAGTTTTCATTTATGAAATCTTGCAAGGCCAAGTGCAAAAATTACTCCAAGGCAAAAACTTCCAATGCATATTGAGATAAGTGCTATGATCATAGTTACTTCTTCCACTTCCCGCACGCTTTGACGAGTGCGATTGATAATTGTTTGGCAGTCGCTAGACAGGTGTACTCACCTGCAATTCTAGCTACGATCATTGATTCTTGCTTCTCAATCACCGGAATAATGGCGTCACGGGAGGTGAGATAAGGTGGTCTGTGTGATAGGTTATCACAAGTACCTTCTACATGATAGTAAGTACAAGGTCTGTTATCCAATTTTGCTACTTCGATTATGAGTTCGGTGTCGGTCATGACCATTCTCCTTTATTTTTTCTGTGAAAAGCGTCTTGGTCAGCAATAAGACGTATTTCTGTTTTAGAATCCCAGTCTTTGATTATGATAACTGGAAGGTCTTGACCTGTTGTCGTCTTTGCCATCTCTTTTTCTAGCCTGTCAGCATATAGGCGCAGTAAGCGTGGTGTCATATATACTTCTAAAACCGTCAAGTTTCTAATCATATCATTCCTCCCACAGTCCAAGTGTTTTTAGAAGTGCCTCAGCTCGTTGCTCGAAGGTGGCGTGGCAATGTAGAAAGCCTTCATTAGAAATTTCAGGCCAGTACATATCCTTTCTATTTAATAGACCATATAAAGCACCTGAATAGTCATATTGTTGTGCAGGCGTTAACTTCTTCTCACACTCATGGACAACATAGAGCCATTCGCGGGAAGTGATTCTGTCGCCCAATCTGCTTCCGACTCTCCATCTTAATGAAAGTACGATAACATCAGTTGAACAGTCATTGCCAATATGGGTTCCAATCATCTCCGGCAACAACTTTGCGAGGGCTAGTTTTTGTTTTTCGAGGGTCATAATCAGTCCTCCTGTAAAGCTTCTCTTAATGCTCTTTCTTCGTAATAAGTTCCCATTGATTCACAATCAGATTCTTTAGCTGCTTCTTGTGCTTCTGCTTTGATGTAAGCAATTAGAGCATCCATTTGTTCTTTGTTAAGTTTCATAAAAGGTTCACTGGTGGCAAGGTTGGTTACTTGCATGAGGGCTAATTTGTCGGATTTTATTACTGCCATTATTAGAGTGTTTACTCACTCTACTCGCCTACAACGCGTCTTAGTGTTTTGCACTATCTTCCGCCACACCAGTGATTAAATTGGAGCTAGGCGTGAGATTTGAACTCACCTTCGGAAAACTACATTCGTCAATGTAGCTCCAACCTTCGCGGTTTGCACCTAGCTTAACACTCTTTATCGCTCCCAAAGAGTGAGAGAAGGGAATGGAGTTCACTTATAACTCGCACTAAGTAGTCAGTTCTTATTTATGCTAGCTAATTATCTGACAACTAGTTCTGCTTGCGAGGCATATTATTCGCCCTTACTAAATCACTATGATTGTTCAGGGCTGGTCAGTACTTTTTGTGGGTCAAATGACTCTGGCATACACATCACCTCAACTTTCATTTACTGACCTAAATTGGTGACTCCAAATAGGATATTATCCACACCAACTGTTGCCCATTTAAACCGTGCTCGATATGAGCATCAACCACGGTATTGTTAGCCGTGCCTTACACACGATAGGAGTCATAAAATCATTTTGAGCACGAGCAGGATTTAGTTTCCCTACCTGCATATAGGTGAACCAACGTTGCCTATGCGTATTCCTCTCTGCGTCTTGGTGTTTCCGCCATCGTGCTCAAATTTGAATGTGTGGTAGTGAGGAACTTAGCTAACGGGATATAGTTCTTTACCCGTATGACTTGCTAATGAGCTTCGGCTGGTCAGTCATGGTATTGACAACCTTAGTGCTTAAATACTTGATGCTAATTGGCCTGCATCGCCGCTCACCACCACAAAATTATTTCAAAAGATCGAATTGTGTTGGTGACTCCGTTGCGATTTTCAGACAACTTCATACGCACAGCGTCCGTTGCCCACAGATTAAACGTGTTCCAATCGCTGAGAATGTCCGGTCGCTGGAAGTCTTTCGACTAAGACCGAATTTCCGTGATTTGCCACATTCTCACTTCACTAAGTTCCTTACGGTGCGCCGTAACACATCACTTAACTCGCTCTGGCAAAGAGAACGACTGGAACACTAAATTCTACAAAATCACGTAACAACCTTCTTCGTCGGTTGTTTTATCAAGTGCAATATCGTACCGATTCTCAAGATCGGTTTTTTGATCCTCAGTTAAGCCATGCACAACGAAAACCGGCTTCGGGTTGAACGCCTTTTCGTGCAGCAGTTTGCAGAGCTTTTCGACGTCATTAAAGTCAACACGAACATGCACTTCATTGTCTCGTGATTCGACGATTTTTAGCTCGTTCTTCTGTTCGCTTTGTCGGTCGACTTGCTTTTTATGCTTGCTACCGATAAGGACGCCGTTCTTTGTCGGCTCAATGCTAATTAAATGGCAGCGTTCGTTCCATTCTTCATCGTTGATATCAGGATGCTGCCAGCCGTAGGTTTGTTTGGCTTCACGAGCTTCACGGAGTTTGCGAGTAACGGTTTCGACAGACAAGCTGCCAACGTCAACAAGAAAGCTTTTAGGAAAATCCCTAATCGCCCGTGCCCATATCGGCGCAACGGACTCAAAATGGTGCTTCCGGTGTTTCGAGGGTATTGAACTGCTCATACTGAAAAATTGACGGTAGATTCTGAATTGTTCGTTGGTTTCGAGATCGCGTACGAAAAGGAAACCAGTGGTTTCGTCGACATAATCGATAACGACGGGACGAGGGCCTTTGAGCGTCGTGGCTGCTATGCCTCGGCTGTTCAGTCCGAATTCCGGACAAGACTTATTCATACAAATTCAGTAATGTCGACGACAGGAACGCAACGCTTGGTACACACGGGAACGCCTTCATAGCGTTTCAGCTGTTCCTTCGCTGCCGAACGGGTGGCTTTGTTCGATGACCGCGCCAGCAAGCGGAGTTTCGGCAATAAGCCGTACCAGCCTTCTTTGATGCGGTTCGTGATGCGGCGGTCCGTTAATGGAACGCCGATCGCTTCACGCCAGGTTGATTTGATTGGGACTTCGTTGGGTTTCATGTTCTAATGCGTATTAACTCAAAGCTCGGCACGCTTTGGAAGAATGCCGAGGTGTTGAATTAATCTTTATCTTCGACGTCTTGATCGTCATCCTCAACGTCAATAATCCGGTCAACTTCTTCGACCGAATCAACGCCGGGAACATGATTAATCTCGCGACGAATTGCGTCTGAAATCTTGTCAATCGCTTCTTCGCTTGTTTGTTCTTCGATTTCAACATCAAAGCAGAGCTGTCCTGTATATTTTGCCATAAATTAAACGCTCCAGATTACTCGCTGGAGCACCGAGTTGTTCCCCTGACCCAAGATGCTTACGCGAATTCCGGTGCGCGTTTCGCTTCTTCCTGACGACGAACTTCGACGATGCAACGGGCCAGATTGCGAATGTTGCGGTCGAGAATCGCTTGCTTGTCTGCTGGCGATGCGTCAGCCGGCGGCACAACGTCGAACGCTTCAAACGCAATGGGGTCGATGGCGATACCGGAACCACTGGTATAGCCATTCGTGAACTTCTCGGCCCATTTTGCTTGCGAACCGTTGTTGATGATGTTCGTGGCGGCGTCCTTGGCGTATTTCGGCAACAGGCCAACACCCGGCTTGCGGATGGCTTTGTTGATGTCGAGGATGTAGCAGGGCTTGCCGTCGTGGGTTTTATCACCGCAGGTGTTGGCGATAGTTTGCAGGAATGCATAGGCGGCGTTCTCAACAACCTTCGCGTCACCAGACGGTTTCGTCCAGCCACTCGGCGAGGCAGTGCCGTCGACAAGAGCGTCGACAAAACGCTGAATATGCTTGCCTTCAGTTTCGGCAGGCACTTCGACGTCTTCGCCATCCTTCTTCACGGTTTCCATGAGCATCTTGAAACCGTAGTCGTTGTTCAACTTTTGGCTCAAGTCATAGCGAGCTTCGACGAGAGCGACTTTCTGTCGGCGGTCAGCATTGACGCAGTCGGTGACGCGAGCAAGCTTCGTCGGGTCTTGCACCAACGAAAGAATGTCCGAATCCTCGAACTCCACAATGCGGAACGTAACGCCGATTTGCGTATCGGCAGATGTTAACTTCATTTGTTTAACTTTCTACTTGTTTGTTTATGTTTTTGCCCTATTTGCCCGTAGGGCGTTGTCGGGTTTGTTTCGTAGCTACGAAACGAAATTAACGTGCAACAAGTTCTGGGCTAGTATGCCACAACAGCATCCCGCGACCTGTTGCACGGAGGTTTAGTGATTACGTGTTAATATAATCACAGCGTTGCCGCTTCAACCTCGAAAGTGGTTAGTCAAAAACTTGCCGTTGCATCTTGGAGAACCAGTCGTATTCTTGTACGCGGCCAATTTCCCAGACGCCTGGCGCGAGAGTAATTGGGTTGTGTTCTTCGTGTTTGACCGTCGCGGCTTTCGTAAGCTTCAAAAGCATTTTCTCACCGATTTGAATAAGTTCGGCGTCATTATCCTCAATGACGTGCGAATGGCCTGTATGCTCGCCTTCGGCGACAACGCAACGCTTGCGTGCAATGACCTTTAGCTCTCCAATAGGCGTGCCTTCAACGCGCTGGAAAAGCACGTCGCCTTGCTGAGCTGTTTTTGTGGCAATTTTATCTTTCATATTTTGTTAAGTGAGAATTTCTGCGTTTTCAAAACGATTTTGGTTGCGCCAGTTCAGAGCTTTTTCGATTGTGGTGCAGCTCGGTGCTACGCCTTCGAGGTGGTAGCAACCGACACTGGGGTTGAGCATTTTTAGGTAGAGAGCGTTTGTGGCTTCTCCGCCAAGGTTTATGGATAAAAGTTCGTAGTTTTGCTTTTTCTGCAAAACGGTTGTTGGCAAAGCCGTCAACATCCTTTCTATGCCGATTTTACGGATAAGTTCGCGGCGAACATCGACATTTTGCTCTTTAAGCGCGTCGAAAGGATTAAGTTGTTCTGCCGGAGTCAAAACATGTTCTGGTTTCATCACCACGCCGTTCAAAGCCCAAACACCCCACCCGTCACGGTATTCTAAAGCCATGCTTCCGTCTTGGTGGAGTTGGTTTTGAGCGTTGCGTTTTATTTTAATAGGAACGCTTCCGACAATTACAAAATCTTTAAAAGGGTAGTACAACCCTTGTCTAGTTGTTTCTGACCAAATTCGCCACTCGTTTAAGTTAGAAACGCCAATATACTCCATTGATTCAACCCAAGAAAAATAGCTTGCAAAAAAATGTCCGTCAATGTACGGCCAAACAAAATTTGACCTGACTTGTGACTCGACTTGTGACCTGACTTGTGACTCGACTTGTGACTCGACTTGTGACTCGACTTGTGACTCGACTTGTGACCAGACTTGTGACCTGACTTGTGACCTGACTTGTGACCAGACTTGTGACAACACTATCCCTCCAAGCCAACACCCAAAAGGCGAATCTAAAACAATTATTGGCCTTTCTTCGTTCTTGCCGTAAAGCCGTTTATGCAACTTTCTCGAAATCAAACGGCTTTCCTCGATAGATATCGGACCGGTATTTAACCCAATCTTAAGCCACTTATCTCGAATTTCGAGAATTTTTGCTTCCTGTGCTTTGGTTAGCGAATTAATCATACAAATTCAGATATATCGACGATGGGTTTCTTTGCTGCAACCGGCTTGTTTTGACAAGCTGTTTTAAACTCCACCTGTGATTGAACATCCGGCACGAAATTGTCAATATGGCCGAAGGTTAGCGTCTCATCGCCTTTAATTATAGCACAAATTATCCCGTTCGTAGCGACTGCGACACCCCTCATATTCGGCAATGCGTGAATCTGGCCGACGACAGGACTAGCAATCAAACGCCAGTCCTGCCAGGGTTTTGGTAGAACAACACGATATTGTTGTGCAAGTTCTTTGCACGAAGAAAAACGCTGAAGGATTGTTATGCGTGCCATTTTAGCTCCTCGAAATAATCTCCACGCATTCCGCACGAATGTTCCATTTTTTCAGCGTGCCAACAAACGGCGCAGTAACGGCAAAATGCCCGTCATGCTCGTCAACGTCGAACTCTTTATCAAGAATTTCTTCGACGACGCTGGTTGGCACACAATCCATATAAAGCATTTGTGCGACTTGCGGAGTGTTTTTAATCTTAATCTTCATTGACTGATGCTACTTCCCACCACTTTTATTGGAATTGCCTGTTCCGGTGGCGAAATTATGTTCGCTGACAGAGCGTGCTTATAAAGCGAAAGGCGAGTATGGACGCCTAGTTTGAAATAAATGTTACTAACATGCTGATTGACTGTTCTGGCCGACAAAAACAAATCGTTTGCAATTTGCTTTTCGCTTTTGTCGTCACAAATCATTAGCATAACTTCCAATTCTCTCCGTGAAAGCTTCGGCTGGCCAGCAACAGGCATTCGTGGGGGCCGGCCAACCGGCGTGGGCATAGAAGCGCGCATAAGTTGTTTCGCGCTGGTAAGATTATTTGTTTGAGTAATACCCATAGTTGCTGGCAGCTATATAGCATATGGCATGCCAAGCTGCATCCGGCCTAAAGCCTTGATTATCAAGGCCTTGCGCGGATTGGCCTTGTCCTATTTCGGGACATGTCCAATCTGTCCTATTCTCAGGCATGGACACTTATTCGCGTTCTTCGTTAGCAGGATGGAACAAGTCGTCCCATATCACGAGAATCATGTATTTAATGGCGTCTATCATAATTGTTCATCTGGTGGCCATTGCTTTCGGCCGTATTCATACCTAAATTGCCCAACGCAATGGCGGTTTGTTACGCTAAACTCGAAATTCATGCTGTCGAGGCCGCTAGCGTGCTGATGGCTGACTTGCAACGCCAAATCCCGCTCGCTAGGCTCAAACCTCAACATCAGCTGTTCGTTATTTAAGAGTAAACCCATAATCGTGCCATCTTTGGTCTTTAGCGTCAGCATCATCGTGACTTGCGTGATATCGGCTAACGCCTTCGGCACCGACATGACGTTGCTCTTTAAGCAACTCAACCATTAGTTTAATGAAGTCCTCCGTCGACATAGCCTCAATAAGCGTTGCAATCTCGGTTTCCTTCACAACTGAATCTTCATTGCGACGAAAACTATCAATAATCAAATCCGCCGGCCTTGTTTGATTTCTCAATTCCATAACAACTCCATTTCATTCTCGTGCCAATTCGCCATGCCGATGCGCGTATCAATATACCACCACTTTGCTAATGGCATGCTGACGTGCTGGCTGAAATAAATCAACGGCCATGGCGCACCTTGCACGCTTCTTAACAATTCTCTTGTTTCTTTCATTGGTTTGTTTCTTCCTTTTTAATGTTCTGTCCGGTTTCCGGACTAGACTGCGGCTTTGCTGCCCAATAACTACCTGCAACCATTGGTCTGCATGTAGGGCAAAACTCACTCCCACGCTTTTGCGAGTCGTCCAATGTCAGCACGAACTCCGCTTTACAATGCGGACACTTCTTCAATCCATTCGACGAAAGCGATAATGGCTCAACAGTCTTGCGTCCTGATTTATTCCAATGTTGCTCTCTACAACCCTTCGTGCAAAATTCTTGCCATTCACGTTGCGCCATGAACAGTTCTTGACAATTCTTACACTTCTTCTCCTCCCTTTTCTTACCTGTTCCATGCATATTCAACACCGGCTGCCAATGCGCGATTAGCTTGTCTTCTAACTCATACGCAAGCATTTTCTGCTTTGCTAAAACCATCCTCAACCCGTGCTGTTTCTCCATTGCTTCATCAAACGGCAAATCCCAAAAGTGCAATTCGTCACCCTCCTCAAACGGCATGCTTATTCCTATTACCGTATGCTGTACAATCCTACGAAACCCAATCGTCGTTACGCCAATATACAAATACCTATCCTTCCGCCACCAGCCATAGCAGAAAACCTCTCTTTGCATGAGATTAAACTGATTTATTGTTATCCTTCGTGTTGGTTCATCCATATTGGCCTAAAATAAGCATTTTCCATGCCAATAATGCATTTGTCCCATTATTGGACAATGCCTAGGTCGTTCGTTCGTTTGGACGCTGGCCATACCTGCATCGACCGCGAGCGACGTGGGACGTTCATTCTTATATATATAAATGCATTAAACCCTGTCACCCTCTATCAATGCATTTCAGCCGCCAATATGCGCGTATGCATTATGCACGCGGGCGAGTGGCCATAGGGCAGCAGTCGCACACACGAACGAACTCAATCGCTGCCTAGCTTTGAGACACTCGCGTCCAAGCAGATTGCCGGTATGGCGAACATACCAGCTATTTCAAATAGCAATGAACTGAAAGGAGGAGTCGTTAGTAACCTCCGACTTCTCTTGTTCAATCCACTACTCCTACTTCATGCAAACTCAACTTCACTCGCTTTCTCCGAACGCGCCGTCTTTGGCATTAACGGCTTGCCGTCGACTTCCGTTGCGTTCAAATATGAATCTTGAACATTTTTACTCGCTGTAAAAAACGGACGTACCATTTCAATCAGCTTCCGGCGGTGCTCAATGTCAACGGGGTCACTGCTTTCCAGCAGCTCCTTGTCGCCATTTTCTTCCAGAATCGCGCGGACAACGACGGTTGCCGCGTGTTCTTGGCTGAACGATTGTCCGCGCTCGACGAGTTTCGGGCAGACGCGCTTGAGTTGGTTAAGCAAGGATGTGTTGGTGATTTTTGGCATACGATGTATGCTCAAAGGCATCCTAGCGGGGGGGGAGTCATTCCCGCCTGTCAACTGGATGTCAAAGAGCTATCGGCTTAATAGCAAGAGGCGTGCCAAGCGTAGCAAGCTTGCGGCCATTGGCGTATGTCCTGTTCCCGGACAACTCTGTCTCATTAGATTGGACACTACTTCCCGCCTCCCAAAATAAGCCATCCTAATTGTCCTGTTCCTCGACGTCCTCTTTTCCTACATGCCTCAATCCTAGCCATCGCCTTTCGCTATAGTGTGTATGGTCATGCTACCAATGCCGTGCCTCTCTCCCCGTACCCCTTTAAATGGTGAGTGTGGAAATGATGAACCCACCCTCCAAAAATCGCACCAATTTAAGGGACTTTCCAGACAAACATCTCAGCAAGCAAAGAGTTCAGTCCGGATTTAGGACAAGACTTCGAAAGCTAGGAATCCGCTTTGCTGCTTGCACGCGCTGCCATTTTCGTGAAATATCCTATTGACAACGCTATGGGTTGTGGTATGATATAAGAAATGAAGGACGAGAGCGTAGAGGCAGAAAAGCAGGGGGCGGGTGGCGAGCTACGTCCCCTGCTTTCGTTGAAAGAGTTGTTGGATAAACAAGATTTGAAACCGTTCGATGGACGAAGAACTGAAATTGCCGGAGACCGAAGAACAGAAGCGTGCACGCAGCATTGCGCAGCTTGAGGGTTATCGTGCCGGGCCGGAGAGTGGGAATAAGTATACGCGTCAAGGTGGACTCAACTCGCAATTGCCCAATGCGTTAAAAGGGGATATTGACCCGATCACGTTTCTCAAGTCCGAAAAACCCGCTCATCGTTTAATGGCAGAAATGTCGGCCCAGGGTTACTCAATAAGAGAAATCGCTGAATATACCGGCTATACCGAGCATCACATTAGCAACGTCCTGCGTCAGCCCGCAATGCGAGCGCATACGTTAAAAACAATCGAAAAAACCGTGCAAGATCAAATTAAAGACTTTTTGGAGGGCGAGGTTCTGCCTTCGCTGAAAAAGCTTGTTGCGGTTCGTGATAACGAAATGGCCCGTCCTGCCGACCAGCTTGCCGCTTCGAACAGCATCCTCGATCGCTACCTTGGCAAGCCCGTCCAGCCAATCACAGAAAATCAAAAGCCTCCATCCGAGTTAACCGACGAACAACTCCGACAAGAAGTTGAGCGCGAACTACGACAATCTAAGTCCAATTAAGAGAGAGTTCTTGCTTCGGCAAGAGACTCGTAAGAGCTTTCTTAAGTGGTGTCTGCAATGCGGCTTTGAGCCTGCGTTGCATCATAGGCTTGTTATCTCCGAGCTAGAGAAAATCGTAGCGGGTGAGAACGACCGACTCATAATCCTCATGCCACCCGGGTCGGCCAAATCGACCTACACCTCAAAGCTTTTCCCTCCGTGGTTCCTTGCGCAACGTCCCAACCTGACAATCCTTGCCTGCTCCCATAGTGGTGAACTCGCAACGACATTTGGACGGTCTGCCCGCAACTTCGCCGAGGGAAATGAACGTTGGTTGGGATACAGACTGGACAAAGCAAGCCGTGCTGCTGATGAATGGGCGGCATCGAACGGAGGGCAGTTCTTTTGCGCCGGTGTCGGCGCAGGCCTCTCTGGCCGCCGCGCTGACTTGGGACTGATCGACGATTTCGTTGGGAAGGAAGAAGAAGTGGCCAGCAAGTCATTCAACGACAAAGTCTGGGACTGGTATCTCAACGATTTTGTGCCGCGCTTGAAGCCAGGTGCAGCACGGGTTATCATAGCTAACCATAGAAACGAAGACGACTTGGTCGGACGCTTGATGAAAAATGAGCCGACTAAGTGGAGGATTATTAAGTTGCGGCTGCTTATCGAGACACAGGAGCAAGCCGATAGCGACCCGCTGGGTCGCAAGGTTGGTGAATATCTTTGGCCGGAGTACTTCACCAAAGAGCTGGTTACCGAACGCATGGCGAATCCACGCTCGTCAGGCATCGAGCAACAAGAACCTAGTCCTGAAAAAGGAGGTTTCTTTCAGAAAGAGTGGTTCGATAACAATGAATATCATTCGCCGAAGGACGTCGAAACCGGCCACTTCTACGGCGCGAGTGACCACGCAATTAGCGAGGCGCAACGTGCCGATCTTTCGTGCCTTGGCCTTGGCGTTCTTCGGGACGGTTTGCTTTACGTGCATTACGACCTGGCATGGGACAAGATGGGTTCAGAAAAGCAGGTCGCTGAGTGGCTGCGCCTTGGTGGAACATACAAGCCCTTGAACTGGTGGGCAGAGAAAGGTCACATTTCGAAGTCGTTGCTGCCCTTTCTAACCATCCAGATGCACGAAAAGAAAGTGTATTTCACAATCACTCCTATCTCCCCGACGGCTGACAAAATGACCCGCGCACAAAGCGCGAAAGCCATGATGTCGATGGGTTTGATTAAGTGGCCGGCGTTCGCTCCTTGGTATCAACGCGCAAAAAGAGAACTGCTTCTGTTCCCTAACGGCGCGCATGACGACTTTGTCGACTTCCTTGCGCACCTCGGCGCAGGCGTCCACATGATGGCGAACATGAAGGCGAAAAAAGTTGAATTTGCTAACGAGCCTACAAGCGGCTTTAACATCACGCCACGTCTTATCAAAGAAGAACGCACGCGCAATCTCCGAATCCGTTCAATGCTTGACCGATGAACGATTTACAACAGCAACAATCCCAAGTCGAAGATAACAAGCAAGACGTCTTGCCCACAGAGCAAGAAACCGTCAAGCTTTGGCGTAAGCGCATTAAAGATGCGAAGGCTTACTTCGATGACGACTTCAAACGGATGCAGGAGAACATGAAGTTCGCTGCCGGCATCCAATGGATGAGTCAGGAAAGCATTGACGATAAAGAAGATCGTTATATTGCGAACATCACAACGCATCATGTTAATCAGAAAGTAGCTTCGCTTTACGGTCGTGACCCGAAAGCCATTAGCCGTCGTCGGAAGCGGCTGGATTATCAGTTGTGGGACGGCTCAAACGAGCAGTTGATTTCAGCACAGCTTGCCTTGCAAGGTTCAATGGTTTCTGGCATGATGACGCCGGAGTCGGTTCAAGCACAGGCGTTGATGCAAGACTTCCAGCAAGGACAGCAGATTGAGAAGCTGTGCGAGAAGGTCGGCAAGACGCTAGAATACCTCTATGCGTATCAATGCGATACGCAGGCTCCTTCATTTAAGTTCCAGATGAAGCAACTTGTTCGTCGAGTTGTTACATGCGGCGTCGGTTATGTCAGATTGAACTACGTTCAGAACTTTGATCATGTTCTTTCGTCCTCGTTGACCGATGATTCATTGGCATACAGAATTAAGCGAGCTAAGTCAATCATTGCTGGCATTGATGACGATACGATTCAGAAAGATGATCCGCGTGTTGAGCAGCTTCGGTTGCTTCTTGAAAGCGTGCAGTCCTCAGTGCAGCAGGGAGACACAACGAATGTTGAGCAACGACTCGAGTTTGATTTCCCTTCTGCCACGTCAATTATTGTTGATCCCAAGTGTAAATGCTTGAAAGGCTTTATTGGCGCGGAGTGGATAGCGCAGCAGTATATTTTGCCGCTCGACACAGCAAATAGTTATTTTGAACTGCGCGGCGACAAGGCCGTCAAAGTTGGTGGCGAGTTCGTTCAATACGCTGACGATGCAATGGAAATGCCCAAACCGACGCAGGACGCCAAGCCGGAAGATAAGTCGAAGAATCCGTTGGGATGCTTCTGGGAGGTTTATGATTTGACCACGAAGTCGTACTTCTTTATCTGCGACGGCTGGCCTGAATACGTGCAAGCCCCCAAAGCCTGCGACCCTTGTATCAATCGTTTCTGGCCAATCTTTGCGTTGACATTTAATGACATTGAAGTTGAACCCGGCGGCAAGGTCCATATCTATCCGCCATCTGATGTTCAGTTAATAAAGCCGATGCAGAAAGAACGGAATAGGACTAGACAAGAACTCCGCGAGCACCGCAAGGTCAACCGTCCGTTCTTTTGGGGTCTTGCTTCGAACATTGATGAAAAGGATCAAGAGAAACTCGCAAATCACGAAACCGGCGAGTTCATTCCTTTGACGTCAGCTCCGAATGGCGCGAACGGCCAACAGAATGTTGTTGACGCCATTGGCAAATGGACCGGAGTCCCGATTGACGGGAACATGTATAGCACGCAAGCGTTGGATGAGGATACTTCGTTGGCTGTTGGTTCTAACGCTATCCAACAAGGCATGCCCATTCGGCACGTTGCTGCAACGCCTGCGGTAATTCAGGAGCAGTCGAGAGTTAGTGGTGTCAATAGTAATGTCGACGATCTCGATGACTTGCTTTCCGAACTGGCCCAAGCAAGTGGCGAAATGATGCTTAGGGAGTTTACGCCGCAAACAGTTCAGCGCATTGTTGGTCGTGGCGCGGTCTGGCCTGACGTGCAACGCGAAGACTTCCTTAACGAGATTTTTCTCGATATTGTTGCTTCGTCGAGCGGCCGTCCGAACAAAGCTGTCGAGATTGCGAACTTCGAGCGCATCGCTCCTGTCATCATGCAAGCTTTGCAGAACCCGGTTCTTTGGCCGATTGTTGAGGAAGGCATCAAGCGTCTTGACGACCGCCTTGATATTGCGAAGTTCCTGCCAAACCCGCAAATGCAAGCAATGATGCAGTCGCAGTTTATGCAGCAAGGTCAGCCTACACAGCAACCCGGTCTTGCCAAGCAAGCACCGCCGCATCAAGCTACTGGCCAGCCACCGGCCAGCGCGCAACCGATGCCGGGTATTGTTAAATAAAATTTATGTTACACAAATACATGGTGCTTCGTGCACCGGACGCTAATACCGATGGGAGTTCGTCCAACTCATCCGACGCTAACGGTGCTGATTCGTCACAGCAAGAACAGGACGCACAAGAACAGTCGCAGGAGAACGAGGAATCGTCTTCCGAAACGGCTGATAGCGAGGAGTCGTCCGCCAATGCTACTGGGGAAGAACAAGAAGCTGACGCCCAGGAAAACAGTCAGCAAGAGGAGCAGCAAGAACAAGAGGAAGCTGCTCAAGAAGAAAACGTCGTAGTTGACAAAGAGGAAGACAAGAAGCTTCCTTTTCATAAACATCCACGGTTCCAAGAAGTCATTAACGAGAAGAACCAGTTCAAGCAAGAGGTTGAAAAAGTCAAACCTCTTGTTGACCAGGCAACCGTTCTCAACGATTTCATGCGGGATAACCAAATCTCTCCGCAAGAGTTCCAGTCTGCTTTGCAGTACTTGCAAGCTTTGCGTCGCGACCCCGTTGCGGCGTTCAAGATGTTGCAGCCTACTTACGAGCAACTGGCCCAGTTTGCGGGAGAACGGCTTCCAGCGGAACTGCAAGCCGAGGTGTCTGCTGGAACGCTCACGCTCGAACGGGCAAAGCAAATCGCTCGTGCCGAGGCAAATGAGCGTTATCAGCAGGTTCGTCAAAGCTGGCAGCAGAACGGACAGCAATCCGCCGTGGGTGATGTTGTTGGAGCTACTAAAAATCTTTGGGTTCAAACCAAACAAACAATCGACCCGGATTTGAAAGCTGGTAGTGCGTTGTGGGAACAGACCGACCTAAGGCTTCGTGCTTTAGAAGCGTCAACTCCGCCGCGCAATGCACAGGAAGCTCAACATCTGTGTGAAAAAGCGTACACTGAAGCAAAGACATTCTTAAAAGGCCTTGCGCCTCGTCAGCCTGTCCAACGGAAGAACGCCTTGCAATCACGACATTCAGCGTCGGGAAACAATCAAGTGGTTAAGTCAGCCGAAGACGTAGCTCGCGCTATTTCTCGTGGCGTTAAACCACACCAATTAAGATACTCATAATATGGCATTAGGATACGTAACAGCGGGTGACCTCGCAGCCGGACTGCTTCCATTGCACGTCCGCGGCGACGCTCTCGCACAGACAATGCAGGACAAGCCGTGGCTCAAATGGTGGGAGTCGAAGAAAAAGACTTTCCCTGGCGGCTTGAACTTTCAAATCACTGAACCCGTTCAAGGTCAGTTCATGTCGGATACGACGACCTTGCAAGGCTACTCGCAGGACGACCAGTTGAATTTCGGTCAGGCGGCGAACATGCAGCGGACGTCCTTCTTTGGCAAGGAACATAACTACGGCCTTATCATCACATGGACGGAGTTGAAACAAGACGGCATCACGATTGATGACAAGCAGGCCGTGCGTCGTCATAGCGATAAGGAGTTGTTCGTGTTGACGGACGTGCTTAAAAACCGCATGAGCGACTTTGCAGAATCGTACGCTCGCGGCAAGGCGCGTTTGTTCTTCCTTGACGGCTCTCAAGACCCGAAAGCTATGGCTGGGTTTAAGAGCATCGTGCAGGATACGAATACCACTGGCACGGTTGGTGGCATTAGCAAGTCAGTTTATCCCTGGTGGCAGAACCGGGCAAACCTGAACTTACAGCCGTCTGGCGAGAATCAGACGCTTTGCCGGTTCTTCCAGTCCGAACTGCGCATGCTTCGTTTGTATGGTGGCCGTCCTGACGCCGCATTCTGCGGTCAAGACTTCCTCAATGCTCTTGAAATGGAAATTCGTGCGAAGGGCATTTACACGCAGGAAGGTTTCACAAAGGATGACACGAATGACTTCGGTCAGGGTGCTGTCTCGTTGAAAGGCCTTGGCCGGTTCGTTTGGGAACCCATGCTCGACCAGCTTGGCGAATCTAAACGTTGCTACATCCTCGATTCCCGTCGCATCAAAGTGCGTCCAATGGAGGATGAAGACGATAAGGCGTTGACTCCTACGCGTCCTTATAACTATCTGGTGTTCTTGCACAACATCACTTGGACTGGCGCAATGACCACTCAGCAGCTTAACGCTCAGGGTGCTTACGCCATCGCTTAAGTTCAGTCCAGAATTAGGACAAAACATGAATATGAAAAAATTACTCATCTCGTTGCTTGCGACGGTCTCTGTCGCTGCAGTTGCTTCACCGGTACCGAAGTTCCTCCCGTTGCTTTCGGGATACAATGTTGCCGTTCCTACTAATACCGCTGCCGGTCTTGGTGTCACGAATACATTGTATACGACCTACAACGGGCAGGTTCTTCACTCATTGACGAATGACGTTATTAACGGCACTCTTCAAACGAACCTCCAAAACGCTGATGCATTCAAGTATGTTGAGTTGATGCCTGACGCTAATGGCGACGTAAATGCGAACACTGCGCTGTTCATTTACGTCGGTAATACTAACTGGATTCCGGTTGTCGTGACGAATTCAGTTGGGCAGTATATGGTTACGAATACATGGCTGCTGGCCCCGGCGGGTCCGTTCCCGAATTGGATGTATCCGGCAACAACGAATTATTATGGCGTTTATACGAACGCTGCAACTAATCTTGTTACGGTTACATTGTATCGGGCACCGGCATTGAATCCACAGGGAATGTATCCGGCTTCTTTGAAGCCTTTCGTTCCTCTTTGGGAAACTACGAATACGTTCTCGTTTTCGTTCAGTCCTCAAGGGATTCAGCCAGTTGGTATGTATACCAACTTGCCAACCACTTGGTTGCAGGGGGCAAGATACGTTTATGCTTCTATCACTGCTGGCGTCAATACCGGCAACTCTGGAAGCGCGGGTATCTTGGTTAACCAACTCGGTATCCTTCAACCTCAATAATTAACAAAGGCGGTTAGTTGCTAACTAACCGCCTTTTAAAAGAGAAAGACAAATATATGGAAGTAGCAAATGCAAGAATGCGGTTGAACAAAGTCGGCTCTGATGTGCCGATTACGGATATGACTCCGGCAGAAGCAATGCTGTTGCATATTCTGCACGGGCCGTCGAATGGTGGATTGAGTTTTGGTGAGGAGTTTGAGAAGATTACGGTTACTGGTACGGCGAAGGTTAAGGATGACAAAGGAGTTCTTCGTGATCGCACTGACGTCGAGGAACTCAAACGTCTCCGAGCCAAGTACGGCGGTGCGAGAGACAAAACCAACAAATCTATCATCGACTCTATCTGGCCGAACAAGCTTCAACCGAATCTGCCGAAGACGTTCAAGGAGATCAAATGGACCGAAGTCGCCGACGCTGGGTTTGAAACCGCTTCAATCAACTACGCAACCGGCGCGTTGTCCACTCCCTCGTTGCCGACAAAATAAGGAATCAACAAAATGGCCCGTCAATTAACCCTAGCACAAGTTCGTAACAAGGTGAAAGCTGAGTGCGGAAAAAGCACTGATGCTTCATCTACGGCCCAGGACTCCGAGATCAACCAAATCATTGAGGATGTTCAAGGAATGCTTGCTGCTACAATTGATTGGCCGTTTCTTAAATGTCGTTGGGATAGCAGCTTGGTAGCGGGGGTTCGTTACCAGGCTTTCCCGACAACCGATGATCGTAACGTCGTAACGGCGATTAACTTCGAACGGCCCGTGACGTTAATGATTAAATGGAACATGATTTGGCAGCCGGTGGTTTACGGCATTGATGAGTATCCGGAGTTGAATTATATCGACTCTGATCGCAGTCAAGTGCTTGACCCAATTCAACGCTGGCAGTTTTCGGACGAGACTCAGTTTGAAGTTTGGCCTCGTCCTGCAAGCGCATCAGCATTACGTTTCATTGGCCAGCGGGCATTGACAAGCCTGCAAACTGGTGCAACAACTCCCCCAACATGGAACGACTCCGCAACGCTCGACCTTGATGATTTGCTTGTTACGTTCTATGCCTCTGTTGAATACCTTCTTCGAGAAGAAAACCCTAAAGCCAAGCTTGTGGCCGAGAAAGCCGAGCGTCGCATGAGAATGCTGCAAGGCTCCTACCCGATTAGAAAAGAAACAATCTGTATTGGTCGCGGTAACCCGCTTGACCGTAAAGCTATTCGACAGGTTCCTTTGGTTCTTGTCGCTGGGCGATAAAATTATATGTCTACGCAAACAGTTTCAACATTAAATGGTGTTACGCAAACAGCCGGTGCCAGCGCAAGTTTGATTATCTCCGCAAACGCCTTGCCTAACCTACTGGCAATTACGGGTTATTGCAATGGTACAACCAACGCGCAATACTTCTTGCAGTTATTCAATCAAGCGACGGTTCCAGCAGATACGGCCGTTCCGTTGTATAGCTGGCAGGTTTTGGGGACCGACGGCTTTCTTTTCAACTTTCGTCCAGATGGATTGGACACTTCCAAACTTAAAGATGGAATCCTTAATCCTGCTAGTGGCCTTATTTTGTGCCTTTCTACAACTGAGGGAACGTTGACTATTGGGACAGGCAACATTACAATGGATGTGCAGGTCGACCTAGATTCTCCGCAAGGTATAATCCCCATTCCGCAAACATTCGTTGGGGATACTACCACCGCTGTTGCCAGTTTAACAGTGGCGGCCGACCCGTCACAAAACAAGTTGGTAAGTTACAACGTAAAAAACAGCACCGGTGCTGACGGTTACTTAATGTTGTTTGCATACTCGAATCCGTCTACTGGTGCAGTGCCTTTACAGCAATGGAAGATAACTAATGGCACAAGAGACCAACGTGTCTTTGGTGGCGGCTTTTTCCTGTCCCAGATTAAACCAACCGACCGGGTTGTGCATACGGGTATTTATCTTTATGGCTCATCGACTACTCAAACTTTTACTGCTACTGCCGCTAATTGGAACATGCAAGCTAGTTATATCTAACGCACAAGAAACAAGCGTTACGTTAGATTGGAAAGTTCCAACAAATTCGATCAGTGTACTTTTCGTAACAACAAACCTGACAACCGGCCCCTGGCTCTGGTATTCGAATGTCGAGCCTCCTTTTGCAACAGATATAACAAATCAACAAGCCTTCTTTACGGTGTGGTGCATTAAAACAAATCTTTAAAATGAAAACGAAAATGAGCATGTTTTTTGCTGCTGCTTTATGGTTGTGGCCTGCGTTATTTACTAATGCCCAGCCAAATAGCGGGCCGTTTCCTGTTCCTTTTGGCAGCGCGGCGTTGCTGTCCAGCAACCAAGTAGTAAAGGACTGGCAACATTTTGGGCCGGTATCGCAATCAAATCCGGGAAGTTTCGGCCTAGACGGCGGAACAACGATTGTAACCAACTTCATGTCTCGTGCGGGATATAGGCTTACCGACGACTGCCGCGATTTAGTCTGCGTTTTTGATTTTAAGAATGGATTTTCAACCCCAAATCCAACCAACACTCTACACATCCACGCGGCATGGGAACGACCAGATGGGACAATCCAACCGATGACTTTTAACGGCCAATGGGACATAACCCTATCTGCTTTTGGTGTTGCTGTGAGCGACCCACTGCCAGAGTTTTTTAACACCAACACCATAATTTACATTAGGACATTTGGATGGACGGCAAATGGCAACAAATGGCCAATAGGTTATTTCGCCGGCAGTAGCAGTCCTGTTATTAATCATGGTTCATACACTTCGGGCTCCAACAACATTGTAGACCAGACGTTAAATGGAAGCATCGCTGACGCGGTTGCCTATGGATATGCACCGCTGGCAATTTTCGGCACTGTTTCAAACTCTACACCAACACTTCCAAGGGCTTTAGTGTATGGAGATTCATTGAGCTGTCAGGCTGATGTTATTCAGTATCAACATAGCTACATCGAGAGGGCGTTTGCTATGCGTGGCCAATCTTACGTGAATCTTGCAATAAATGGGGGCGCAATTGAGGACGCGCTTACTAACGTTGGTAATGTTCTTTTGAATTATGTTGACCAGATATACGTCGAGCTTGGGAACAATAATTACCATGGGGATAGAGGAAGTAACAATACAAACACAATAGTTCAACTATACACCTCGCTTTTCAATCAAATATCCGCTCGGAAAAAGGGACTAGTAATCCAAACCATAGCTCCGTACACGACCTCCTCTGATGCTTGGACTACGACAAACGGACAAACGGTTTTATCTACTGAAACAAACAGGGTTTTTCTAAACATGTGGCTCAGAAGCTATGTCACAAATCATCCAACTGCCGTTTTGGTTGATTTGGCGGATGCCTGCGAAACATCAAGGGATTCGGGTTTATGGAAAGTGTTAAATGGGAATGCTATAACGACGGACGGTCGGCACCCTCGGCCTCCGTATGGTCAGCTTGTTAGTACTAACATCCTACCTCAAATGCCCAATACATGGACTCCGTTTGTGCCATGACCAACCTTATTCTAACTTGTCTAGTTTTTACCAACCTTCCTTATGGGGGTTTATGGCAAAAGTCAAACAACGTTTGGACAAACTCAAAAGGCTTCTCGATCAGTACAAACTATCATCCCTCAACCATTGCGGCATATCCACCTAACATACAAAAGAAGCTTCCTCTCTTATTAAACGGCACTAACTACTTCAATGTAACAAACAAATGACTCCTGAACGAGAAACAGAATTGTTTAGACGTCTTGAAGACACGTCAAAGCGCTGCGACGATATTTATAACGTCCTTGCTGGTGACGGTCTTCATGAGAAACAAGGGTTAATCGGAAGGGTGAAACAAAACGAGAACGACATTGACAATATGGACGACGTTCTTAATGATGAAAAGAAGGGCGTTGTGCCTAGGTTGGAAAAAGCTGAAAGTTTTATCTTTCGCGCTACAATCACGGTTGGAACAATCACTACAGTTTGTATCGTGCTTGGCTGGGTGGTTGAGTTGATAATTAAGCACTAAAAGAAAAGAAAGGAAAGTAAAAATGAAATGGTTAACTCCGGATGTTGTGCAGGGTGTTCTTCGCCACTTGCTTACTTTTGGTGGCGGCATCTTGGTGGCAAACGGGCATGCTACTGCTGAACAAATTAACTCTATCGGTGCTGCCTTGGCAGACCCACAATTGATTGGAGGTGTTGCTGCCGTTGTGGGCATTATTATGAGTTATTTTCATAAACAGGACGTGGCGGGGAAGCTGGCCGATGCGACGGCTCCGTCTGTAACAGTGAGTACGTCTACTAGCACCGTTGCTAAATGAACATCTTCTGGCTATTCACAGGAACGGTTTGCGCACTTGGTGCTTTAGCGTTGGGTGCCTTTTCGTTCCTGTGTTTTAGCTGGATTAAGTTATGATTAGTAGTATTTTGCAGTTGTTGGTTTTGTTACTGCCAGTGATTCTTACTGCGATTGCGCAGCATAACAGTGCAGCAAACAAGCTTTCTAGAACGAACGAACGCATAGATGAAGACATTGCGAAACATAACGCCGCTGATATTACTTTGCTTGTTAATGATGCTCTTAGCAAGTTGCCGGACGCGGACGGTAGTAATAAGCAGTGATCGCGTGATTAAGTACGACGGGACGAATTACATCGTGCCGCCTGCTGTAATGCAGGACATTTTGAAACGCCTTGATCGGTTGACGGTTACAAACCAGCCATGACGCCTTTTCTTATTAACGGTGTTTTGATTACTGATGCTATTGACATAGTTCAGAATAATCAAAATCTTGTCGTAACTAGGGCGGACGGCTCTAAGCGTCAGTTCGGCTTCCCTTCTTACGATCTCGCGTTGTTTAATTACACCAAGATTGTTGGGCAAGTGTCTGGGTCTAATGCTACTTCAATTTATACAATCTCGCCGAATCCGTTTGACTTTGGCCCAACAAGCGCAACTAATCCGATTACGATTTCTGGCTACGGGTTCCAATCCGGCACGATTGGCAGCATGTTCATTGAAGACCTGATTGGCGGACAAGATAGCAACGGTTACCAAATGGCTTGCACTTACATTAGCTCGCAAACCATTACAGCTGTTTTCTTTGCTGTGAACGATGCACAGTTAGCGGCGAACATGATGATTTACTATCAAGACTCGAACGGGGTAAAAACCGCACCTATTTACGGCACGGTTTCCGGCACTGTTTTCACCATTAGCTGATATGCCTTACATTTCGTTTAGTAATTGGAAGTACGGGCTTGACACTCGACGCTCAGAGTTGACAAGTCAGCCTGGCACGTTGCTTGCATTGACTGATGCTGTAGTTAACGAAGGCGCAGAGATCGAGAACCGAAAGGCGTTTAACCAAGCGAGTGTTGCCGCGGCAAGTACGTTTGGTCTGGAGACTGTTTCTTCCGGCTTGCTGACTTTCGGTTCTATCGCTGACCCAGGTGGGTGGACAAGCCCAGTTTCTTATCAAAGGTTGCAGCATCCCGCAGTTATTAACGGTGCGTCTTTTAATGCGACGTATCACACGATGACTGCTGTCAACTGCTCCACAAGCTTTGGCGGTAATGCTTGGGTAGTGGCGACGTTCTCTGATGGCAATACTTACGCTTATTACAACGGCACGCCTATTTATGCGTGGTATGCCGGAACTGTTTTGCGTGGTTTGGAGGCTGTTGACAAGCTAGCTACAATTCTGAACACGAATATCGCAGCAGTTTCTGGGTTTCATGTTTCCACGTTAACGACAGGTGGCGGCACTTCCTATTTCGATTTTTGGTCTGATGTTGGATTAAGCTACGCAGCTGTCATTGGCGATGCGAGTGGCACAGTAACGAACACTGATTACATTCAATCGGTAACGTCGGGTAGCGGGACTTTGACAGTTCAGCAAATGTTTAATAACGTTTCTGCGGTTAGCGGCGTTCAGGCAACAGGCTCCTTTTGGATTACGGGAGGCTCGACAGGCAGCGTGACTTCGATTAAAGTTAATAGTGTTACGATTACGTCCGGCACCGTTAACTTTAATACCAACGTTACTCAAACTGCCGCCGATATCTGCTCGAACATTAACAGCTTTTTGAGTTCGCCGGATTACACGGCCTCGTATAACAGTCCAGACGGTAAAGTGGCGCAAGTGGTTATTTCTGCTAACGTTACTGGCACTTCGCCCAACGGCTTTGTTATTCAAGTCAACGCTAGTGGTGATTTTTGTGTTGATAACACGATAATTGATTTCTCAAAAGGCTCACCGGCTAACGGAGCAACGTGCACGAACATCACTCCCGCTGGCGGTGCGAATATCATTAACGGCGGGCCTCCTACTTTAGCCGGTACCAACTATGCACAATGGGCAGCCGATATCGCAACAAACATTAGAGCGTACAGTGGCACATCCGGATATACGGCTGTTGCGATCACGCCTGTTGGCGGGGTCAGTGCGAGTGCCGTTGTTATTAGCAAACTGGTTAGAAACAGCAACGATTCTATTCCGGCTACGGTTGCGGTAACAACGAGCAGTGGAACGCCTACTGACGCACATAGTGTTAATGTTACGACGAACACGCCGATCAATGTTGTTTTAGCCGTTCCTGCAAGTCAAACAGTCGGTGGCAATCAATCTATTCTGGAAAGTCTAAACGTTATTGGAGGCACTGCTCCTTATACGTATCTTTGGTTTTTCACCGATACGGTAGGAACGTGGTCAATTGGAAGCCCTACAGCAGCTTCGACTACCGTTGTTTTCCAAAAAGGCCAACAACCCGCTACAGGAAGTGCAACACTGCAATGCAGAATAACGGACAGTTCTCCTGCCGGAAACACCGTGCTTAGTCCTTTAATCCATCTTACTAAGAACTAATGGCCACAAATACTTATTCTTATAACGGCACAGCCTCCAGCCTTGCTGGCGGTGTTGCGGCTGTTGCCGGGCAAGGAAATCGTTATCGGGTTACGTTTGGTGGCACCTGGGCACAAGGCAATGGTTACCAGTTTTCGCTTGTTACAGCAGCGCAGACGATTACTTTAGGGCAGGGGCGTGTAACAGGAACTGTTCCGAGTTCTGCCATTACGCTTTACGGGAGGGTACAGTTTGTTGCCGGCTCTTACTGGTACGGCTCAGATAACGCTGATTCAACTGGCTGGGAATTGCAGGCTCCTGGAGCGTTCAAAATCTTGGTTACAAATCAGAGTCAACAAGCTGAAACTTTGTTAGCGTTAAGTGCATATCAAGGTAGAGTTGCGTTGTTTTCAAGACTTACCGCTCAAATCTGGTCTATTGATGCCGACCCAACAAACATTACCCAGAATCAAGTGCTTTCGACGGCTGGCACGGTGTCGGCCTTTGGGGTTCAGGGAATCGGTGACTTCGATGTGTTTTTTGTTAACAATTCCGGTGTTCGTAGTTTGCGCGCAAGAGAAACAACCTTGAATGCTTTTGTTACTGATATCGGTAGCGCAATCGACTCATTGGTACAGGCCGCAGTAGCTGGGCAAACGCAAACTCAACTAAACGGAATTGTCTCAATTGTCGAGCCGTCGGTTAATCGAGTAATGATCTACTTTCCTTCGACTGGGGTTTGGTACGTTTTGAGCTACTTCCCGGCAACAAAGATTATTGCGTGGTCGTCTTATACGTCAAGCGTGCATGCTCTGGGAACATTCACTTCAGTCGGGCAGCCTAAGATATACAATTCGATTGTTTTCTTTCGCGGGACGATTAGTGGAACGAATTATGTTTTTAGCTATGGAACGCCTGATGGCACGTCAACTAATATGTATGACGACACCGTGCCGATTGTTACAATGCCTTGGCTTGACTTGAAAGCACCGGGAAAAAGGAAGAAAGCACGCGGTGTGGACGTGATTGGCAAAGGTCAATGGAGCATTTATGGAAGTATGGATTTTAACGGGGTTAACGGTGGAGCAAGTCTCAAAACCATTGCGAGTCAATTGAACGCAGGTTCAAATAACGACTTCGCAACATCCCAAAAAGACATGCTTGCTTGGAGTGATGATGGTTATCACGTGCAGTTGCAAGCTAAAGGCGACTCGACGGCGTATCCCGGTGCGTTAAAGAAACTTAGTGAATTAGTATTCTACTACCTAGAAGCAGGTGAAAAATGAATGAAGTCATTACTATCAGGCCCGTCAGAGAAGAAGACATGCCAATGCTTGTCAAAAACGCAGAAGCCGATAAGCACGCGGGGGTTTATTTACCTACGCATGTTTCTGTTAAACACACGAAAGATGAAAACGGTCAATCAGTTGAAGAAATCGTTGGGTATCTCTCCATTGGAGTCTTCCCAACGATTCTGTGTTGGCAGCATAGTGAAAAGGTCGGGCCGATTGACTCTATGCGAATACTTGGTTTTCTTGAAGGCGCACTTTGCAATAGTAAGGCAATCTGCATTCCGTGCGATCCGGAGAGTCCGTACAACAAACTCCTGCCAAAAGCCGGTTATATCGAGTACACCAAACAAGTAAAACTTTACATAAAGGTACAATAAAATATGGCATGTGGAGCATCTAACGCTGGCGACCAAATGCGTCAGCAACAAATTCAACAGCAGAAGTTGACCGATCAGAGTGTCGGTAAGATCAATCAAGCGTTCTCTGGATTTACGCCGCAGTTCTTTCAAGGAATCCAGAACGACTATCAGAATTATGCGTTGCCGCAGTTGCAAAATCAGTATCAGCAAACACAGAATAGGCTTGGGTTTAAGCTTGCGAATCAGGGTTTGCTTGGTTCGAGCGTTGGCCAAGACCTTTATAATAAGCTTGGTCAGGCGCAAACGCAAAGCCAACAGCAAATCGCTAGTCAAGGCTTGCAGCAGTCGCAGGATATGCAGCGACAAGTCGCGCAGCAAAAAGCACAGTTGATCGGCCAAGCACAGCAAGCAACGGATCCGTTGTCGGTCGGTCAGCAAGCTATAGCTATTGCTAGCGGCTTTAGCGCACCGAGTTCATTCCAACCTATTGGCCAAGCGTTCGGTAATTTCGCCGATCTTTACCTGGCGAATCAATTAAGAAACACATACAATCCAGCAACGGCCGGTCTTATGAGCCTTGGTTACGGTGGCGGACTTGGCTCGTCGACCGGATTCTTACCCTCAACCAGTTTTGGAGGACGTTAATTATGGCATGTGGAACAGCTTTAGCATTAACAGCGGGTTCGCTTGCAGCAAATGAAGCAGCGAACGTTAATATCAGGCATAAAATGAACGCGTTGACCGGGCAGGAGTTGGCTCGTCAGCGTGATTTTGCCAAGAAAGGACAAGGTGTTTTTAATCAGTCGCTCGGCTTGAGTACGCCTGGTGCGGCTCAAAGCCAGATACAACAAGGCCAACAGCAGCTTGGTCAAAGTATTAACCAAGCGCAAGCGGTTCCGCTGTCTTTGTCGATGCCGGGTTCTGATAACGGTAATACGGCGGTTCAGTCGGCGCAGCGTGGTTTGTCGAACAGGGCGGCAGCGAGCATTGGAGGTTATTCGAACTTTGGCCTTCAACAGCAGTTGAAAGACTTGGACGCCAATAGTCAGCTTGGGTTGATTGGTAGCAAGGCAAGGGGCTCGATGAACGTGCTACCAACTGAACTGCAACAAGCGCAGCAAAGCCAGCAAGGGTTGCAGACTCTTGGCACATTGTTAGGAGTCGGTGGCACGCTTGCTGGTCTTTACGGCTTGTCGGCCGCACCGGCAGCAACTGGTGTTTCCTCCGCACAGCTTGCGGGTCTTGGTGCCGGCTACGGCCCGATGACTGCGGCGAGTGCTGCATCACTACCGGCATCAACTTTAATGGCCGGTCAATCAGCATGGGCACCTTACTTTCTTGACAGCACTCTTGGCGGTCTTGGTTATGGTGGAACACTCTCAACTTTAGGAGGTTTATAATATGGCTATCATTGGTAATCCGTACGCACAGGATGCAGCAGCTTTCGGTCAGCAAGCTGGCAATGCCCTGGCTCAAGGTTTGATTGGGCTACCGCAGCAACGTTACGCTATGGCGTTGCACGAAGCTGGTTTACGTCAGCAAATGTTGCGGAATCAACAGGTCAATGAATATCGTCAAGGCTTGTTGGGTGTTCGTCAGCAAGGTCTTGAGAATCATAATGCTAACGAGCAAATGGCTAACCAGATTCGTTTAATGATGGCGCAGATCGCACAGCAGAATGCGGCGAGAGGGCACGTCGAGGGTGGTTATTACATTCCTGGTGCCGGTCAAATGCCCCAAGGTTTGCAGCAAGGAGGAGATACGAATAGTCCGCCGCAGCAAGTTGGCGGATTGCCGAACGGTATTGTTGCGCTGCCCAAGCCGCCGTCCACAATGACGCCTAATGAGCAAGTGCGTGCAGCATTAGACGCTGGTCGTCTTTATGCCGGTGCGTTAAGCTCGACAAACATTCCTAACATGGACCCGCGGTTTACTAGCACAATGAGTAATTTGTTTTATCGGGGGTTGCTTCCTACTCAACCGCAACAACAGCAAGTCGCTATGCCGCAAGGCCTTGGAACGAATAACATCGCGCAAGCCAACACTAATCGTATTGGTCGTTTCTTAGTCGAACCCGTGCAATAATATGCCGCAATACAAAGTCACTGATCCTGTTAGCGGGAAGTCCTTGATGCTGACGGGCGATTCTCCGCCGACCGAGGAGGAATTGGGGCAGGTTTTTGCTGCGCATAGCGAGCCTACTAATTTTGTTTCTCCTCACGACACGATTAGTGCAGTCAGCCCAATGCAAGTAAAGCTTGCTGGATTGCAACCGGGTCTTGATAAAGCTAAAGAGGTTTTATTCCAGCCGCCGTCGGCTATTCAGAATGCTCAGCCAAAGACGTGGTTAGGTGCAGCAGGTAAGACTGTTGGAGAGCAGTTGACTCCAGCTAACATGGCGATGTTATTTGGTGGTGCAAAGGTCATTGGCGAGGGCTTGCAATACGGAACCCCGCTTGCAAAAGCTGCTATTAAAACGGGTTTAGCGTACCTTGCCGCTAAAGGCTTGACTGAAGGAACAAAAGAGGCTGCACAAGTCGCTGGCAACAAAGCCGGTGGCTTGCCATTATCAAGTCCGCAACAAGCTGCTTTAGAACTAGGCGCGTTGGGCAATCTGTCCCAAGCGTTGCCATTGGCTGCTCCGCACTTGCTCGAACCGCAGCCGCTGAAGCTTACGCCTGATATGTTCGAGTCTTCTCGAATGGGCGAAGTCAACGCACAAGGCAAAGCAATATGGGAAAAAGCTAATTTAGGTAGTCGTAGTCCCGCCAAAGTCGAGACACCTGTTTCGCAAACGCAACAAACGGCTGTTACTGAGACAATCCCACAGCTTCAAAAACCAGCTACGACTACCGAAAATCTTGGCATGCTTGACCAGCAGTTTAGGCATGACGTCGGCAATGCCATGCAGATCGCGTCGTTGCATGGAACGGCGGGCAATTTTAGTCCGGTAGAGGTTGTAAGAGCGCAGAACGTGATTAAGAACATTGCGTTGCAAGCGAACGAAGGGAAGGATATGTCAGCAGCGTTGGCTGATGCGCGTTCAAGAATCGCTGACGTGGGGGCGTATAATAAGAATCAACGTTCCTTTCAATCTGCCATTTCCAAAAATGACGAAGCTGCCTTACAGAAAGCATGGACAATTAACGAACAACTGAAAAACAAATACGGCGGAATGCCGCCTACGATCGAAGGAGTTAACGAAAATGCCATACAAAAGCCAAGCACAGGAACGGTTCTTCAACGCGAACAAGAGCAATTTGGAGGAGCGGGGAGTCAACGTGGACGAATTCAACCAGGCCAGCAAGGGCAAGAAGTTGCCCAAGAAAGTCAGCAAGCACAAGGAGGCCAAAAAGGCGTTGTACAAACAGCACCTGAAAACCAAGTACCCGGAAATGTCGAGCAAGGAACAGGAGGAACACGCGGAGTTAATGGCCAAGGCAATGCGGGATTAGGTTCAGTCCGGAATCAGGACATGACGGCTGGGCAGGATGCAAAATATCCGTTGTCGACGAGTAAGCATGAAGGTAAGATGGTTGATGCGGAAGGGAGGACGGTTGACCCGAAGACGCATAAGACGACGGGGGAACTGGGGGCAATCTTCCCGCAATCACCTTTGCAGCAAGCCTTAACTCAAATGGGCGGCAAAGGCTCGACGGTTGTTCATCCGGTTGTTCAAAACGCCCTTAACAAGCTTAGCGGCGTTAAGGCCACGGCCAACGATATCTTCGACGCGGTTACCGATCCTCAAGTCTGGAAAGCCCGCAAGCTTGGCTTTCAGCGTTACGACTTGCCTAAGACCGAAGCCGCGTCGCCGGGTTTAGCTAATGCCGTTAGCAAGTATGCAAATAGCGGCACGGCAGCGTTGTTAAGAGCGAACGCAGAGATTACGAAGGTCCTTGGCGATAAAACGAACGATGATCAGTTCCGCAAGCAGCTTGGCGGTATTATTTACGAAGACATGCGTCAAGCAGAGGGTGGCATTGGGAACTCGGTTCTTAAGTTAAAGAACGGCCCATTCGCTAATCAAGCGCAGTACGACGCAGCGTTAAAGAACCCGGAAATGCAAGCTGCGTTACAGCGTTGGAAGCAGTTGATTCAGGCTCCCGCGACTGAAATGCATCAAAAGGTTGGTGGGACGCTTGCGGAATCCGGCAAGGAGACTGGAGCGTTCGCTAACTTGATCGCTGTCATGCAGGACGATCAGCCGCTTGATACGCATGCAACGCCTAATGTTGGCCCGTTGTCAACGATGAAGAAGGCGTCAGCCTTTAGCAAGGAGCGTAAGTTCACCGGCCAAGAATACAATCTTGACGCTAGAGACATGGCGTTAAGGATGCTGACAAAGAACGCTGCGGAGTTTAATAAACGGCTGGTTTATGAGCAGCTTGAAAAGACAGGCCAAGGCAAGCTGTTGAAACCCGGCGAGGACGTCCCGCAAGGCATGAAGGTCTTGCCGAATCCGGTAACGCTGCGATCGGTAGTTATTAAAAACGCTGATGGCTCGACTGACGTTGTTGGCCAGAATTTGCGCTTGGCGGTTAATGAGCGTATCGCTCCTGAAATCAAACAAGCTTTCCAGCTTAACACCAACTGGAAAGAATGGATGAAGGAAACTAGTCCAGCGTTGAATCAGTTAAGTCAAGCGGTGATTAAGACGCAGGTGGGCCTAGGCATCGACCTTGGTTTTCATACATTCAACGACATGATATCGGTAGCTACATCACCAAAAGGCATGCACGAAATTCCGCAAAAGGTTGTTGCGGCTGCGAAAGCACGTAGCGACTTGATTGCGAACGAGCCAGCCGTGCAAGAAGAACTTGCTAAAATGGCGGAGTCGGGCGTAACGTTTCGTGGCGACTCGATGGGTGGATGGAGCAGCCATGTTTTGAAAACGGTGGATACAGTTACTCGGCTTGTTCTTAACCGAGAATATGAAGACCTTGTGAAGGAGGGTAAAGTTGTTGACTCTCCTGCCGAACGCCGCCGCTATATCAATGGACGTGCTGGCCAGTACAACAAGCGAATGATGACCTGGTTTCAACAAGGTATGCAGGAGACGGGACTTGGAGCATTCAATGTTGCAGGCAGGAATTTCAACCGTCTTGCTATTGGGAATTTGACAATGAGTCCGGGAGTGAAAGCGAAGACTAATGTCGATGCGTTGCGGCTTAGGTTGTCAATCGCTTTAGGCGTCGCTACAGCAGCTGTCGTTACTCCAGCGTTAATCAACATGGCCACGACTGGCGAGCCTCAACCGGCTGGTACAGAACTCGGCGATATCGTCTTGTTCAAGAACAAAGACGGCACCTACAAAACAATCAACATGCGCAAGTGGGCGATGCTTGAACGTGGAGGACGTGCTAGCGGGCTTGGCAAGGTTATGTCGGAACAAGTTATGCCGAGATTGCGCGGCGAGCAGCCAGCTACGCTTGGCCAAACTGCGAAGGATTCGTTGCGGGACATGATGACGACTGGCTTGGCTCCGTATAGCGGGCCGCCGGTTAATGTGGCATCTACTTTGCTTACTGGCAAAACAGACTTCGGCATTCCTGGTATGGGATATGAGCAGCGCACACCTGGCGAGAAGCCTATTCTTGGCATGTATCCGGAAGCTGCCGCGGGTTCGTTGAATCCGCTAGTCGGCCCGTTCGTAGGCTCGGCTGGTTCCGGCAAAGGAACGCCGCTTGATCGAGCCGGCCAGCGTATTGGGAGTATTGTTGGCGTGCAAGACAGCCGCTCGCCTTTGTCGATCATTAGGAACAGGGCAACGCAGTTCAAGGTTAGAAATAACATCCATACCGACGATTCGTCCTTTGCGCCAAGCGAGTTTATTCCCTTGAAGCAAGCGTTGTTGGAAGGAGATACAGAACGCGCAAAAGAAGCCTACCAGTTGTTGCTTCATGACAAAGCCCAAGGGCATCCGTCGCTAGATGACGATTCTGCTAAACACCAAGCCATGATGAACATCCAGAGCGAGTTCTCAAAAATGGAGAATTTCAGGTTTGTGAATAAAGAGAGCGAGGCGATGTTTAAGGCGAGCTTGTCCCCAGAGCAACGGAAGATGTATGATCTTGCCGTCCAGCAGCAGAAGGACATTGCGAATAAGTTCTTTGCGGAGATTCAAGGTAAGATGGACAATAAAAAGCATGGGTTTCAGCCGCCACGGTTGGGCAAGCTTAAGCTTTAATCAAGACGTTTCCAGCTTAACGTTTTGAGCCATATCAACGTCATTTCAAAATAATTGAACAACTCTTGATGGAAGAGTTTGCTTTCTTTGTCCAAGCAAGCTTCCCACGTTATTGGTTCGATGTTAAGTAAGTAGTCTCTGCTTTCAAACCAGTCTGTGCGATAACGCATCCATAGTCGTCTTGCTTGTTCTCTTTCTATGTAACCTTTCAAGGAGCCGTCAAGTTTCTCCATTTCTTCTTTTGACCACTCAACCGCTTTAGTTCTTTCGTTAAGTTTGTGACTTACCTCTCGACAGCGATCGTGAAATGTATCAAACACTCTTGATGCAAGAATTGAGTTGCAACTTGCGCAGCAATGTGCTACAGGCCCAAACGCCGTGCTTCTTCTTTTAGGTTTAATCAAGCAGGTTTGAAACGCAACAGGAATTACATGATCTAATTGCGTAGCTGGGTCGCCGCAATAAGTGCAAAGTTTGCTACAACCGATTACAAAGAACGGATAATTGCTCATTTAAACTCCTTAACTATTTTAGTTATCCAAGCTTGGTTTGTACAGACAGGGCTGCAATACTTTTGATGTGCTCTTTTCGGGTTAAACGGCTTCTTACAATTCTTGCATCGACGTGATGCAACCCATTCAATAGGGTCCCACTGCTCTAGTTCTTCTCGACTTTTTGGCTTCCTGCCTTTTGTTAGCCTAAATTTAGTTGCTTTTCTTAATGTATTTTTCATGCGAGAGGCTTCTAGCTATGATGATATTGCCGGAGGCAAATGCCTCTTAAATCGCTTCTAATGCGCGGCGCGGGGCATCATAGTGCCTAGTCCGCGGTCGTCAGACCATCACAAAAGCAGATTCTCACTTGCCCTGTTCTTGCCGCATCTTTTCAAAATGCTGATAGCCGTCTGGAGTGAAGTAGAACGTTCGGGTCACTCCGTCCTTATTAGCTTGCGCTACAATAAGCTCGCCAGTTTTGACGTACGAATTAACAATTTCAAGGAACTCTGGGCTGGTTGCAAAACGGCGGAAGTACTTCAAGACATTAACCTCTGTTTGCATGCCACCAGTGCGTTCGATGAAGTCGATGAGTTGCGAGCCGACACCAGCAAGTTCATTACGCCCGATGCCGCTGGTCAGCTTGAGGATTGGTGTTTCCAATCGAGTCACCAACTCCAATGCAGCTTGCAAGTGATCGGCACCGAGTTTGCGGTCAAATGGCCGCTCGGTCATTTTTAATATAGTCGCTACCTTCAACGTCTGCATCGGCTTCGTAGCGTGGAACTGAGAAAGAATCGGATCGTTTGGTATTGAGCCAGCAGAGTAATGTTGCTTATACCAGGGTTCCCACCATTTTGTCGCAGTGTCGTCAAACCGGATTGCACCCGAAAATGCGTCGGCTTCTTTAAGATGTTCGATAACGCGGCTCATTGCTGCGTCGGCACCAACGGGCTTTCGGGGGAACGGGATGACCTTCGTCTTCTTCCCAACAACAATAATCATGCGTCGCCCCATGCCGGAAGAAAACAAGTCAAGTTTCAAGTTCGCCATAAACCATTCAGGCACGGCACCCGCGATCATTGATACATGCGGGTTTTCAAACCATTGCTTGCGTCCTGGGTTCTCGATGCGGTCTTTCTTAAAGCCGGTTGAAAACCGCTTGCCATCGAACACTTGAATCAAGAACTGCATCATTTTGACTTTGTCGACGGAGAGGAAGTTGTTGAGTTCGTCGTTAAGGATGTAGAACGGACGATAGGCTTGCAAGTGGCCGGTTTCGGCTTTCCATGTTTTAGGGTTGGTGTCGGAGTCTGTCGCCATTTGTAGGGCGATGTCTTCTCTGGATTGTACGCTGGCCGAGAGCATGAGGTTAGGAAAATGCTCGACCATAATGTCTTGGTTGACACCTAGGCAAGTGTTCTTACCAGAGCCAGCGTCGCCGACAAGGCAGTTATAAAGGTTTGGAGGAAACTTGAAGTAGTCTCCATGTTCTACCCAAACCTTGCGGCCGAGGATGTGCCCTAGCAAGTTGAGACCACCCCAGTACAGGTATTCCTCGGGTGTTTCGTTGCCAGAACTGTAGTAGATGTAGTCGTTTAGAAAACCCATAGTTATGTTTAGTCCGGAATTAGGACGGAACAGCTTAATCCAATTCTGGCCGAAACCTAACTAGGGAGCCAATGCGTGGCTTGTCCTTTGTACCGTGTGGCATGAACTTATACTCAATATGCTTACCTTTCCATTTTTCTGGATACTTTTGATAATCCTGCCACCAAGCTGTTTTGATTGCAGCGTCTTGCCCCTTGCCGGGTTTGACCCGGAAGCTTAGGCCGTCCTGCTCAACAACGAACGCGCCAACCATTCCAGCGGGTTCGTAAAGGTCTTGTTCATAACGCCGCTCAAGATGACCGAGTTCGTTCTTTGTGCGCTCAACACCTTGCTTGAGCTTCATCTGTTCTTCAACGCCAACAATCATCGCGTCGTGAGTTACGAACTCCTTGAACTTCCATAAGCCGTCCTGGTTAACCGTGCATCGACCATGTTTATACTTCGCTTGAAGCTGACGCAAGATCATGCCTTCGTGGCCTAGGTCAAGTTGGCCGATAAAGAATTGTTCAGCTTCTTGCGCATTAGCGACGGTCCATTGTTCAACAAGCTTAACATGCTCAAAGCCTGCAAGCGTTTGCGAGTAGTTAATATAGCGGTTGATAAAGACCGGCTCCTCGTCAAAGTCCCATTGGCGTTCGGTCATTGTGTCGAAGATATAGTAGCCGACGTGATCAGGAATCGACGCATCGTAGGAGCGGACGATCGACTGCAGCTCGTTAAACGGAATCTCAGGACTCCAGATTTCGCCATCCGTAACAATGCGATGCTCGAAACAATGAACCATTAGGTTTTCAAGATGTTTCATTAGGTTGCGGTTGGGAAATTCTTTTAGCTTAGGGCTAAGTAGCTTCTCGCCGCAAAGGTTAAGACAACGAAAGCCGTCGAACTTTGTCGACGCAAGCTGTGGATAAACGATCTTGCTATGATCGAACGCAACAATCTCGTTCGGGCCTTTCATGAGTTGTTTTAAGATAGCCATACTTGAACCTTGGTTGGGTGGTGTTGTTTGATTTCTACCTCTGTAAAGCGGAGTGAGATTTCTTTCTCGAAGTCGTCGACGGAGCTATGAGCGGCAACGTCGAACAAGGAATGAAAGACGACTTCAGCTTGAGAGTTGTTGCATTGTTGCAAGTTGTTAACGAGTTCTTGAACGGTCATATTTTACCTTCATTGAGATTGCCCCACGAAGGGCCAAAACCACCTTCGTAAGGAATGATGATTTTTTGTCCCGCGATAAGGAGTTCGTTATTAAAGTAGGATTTAATCTTGCTAGTTGCCCAAATGGTATCCCGCTTCCTGAACTGTCCACAGAGCGCATCATGTACTTGGTGGAGAGGTTCAATGCGTAAGCATACGCCGTCCCGCTGTGCATTTCCGGTGGGCATTGATCCCAACGCGCCCTCTGTTCTGGTGTCATTGCTAACAGCATGTCGGTTGTCGGGATCAGTCCAAAGTCTATGTGCTGCTTTGTTTGTTGCATAAGTAGTATTTGCTTGCGGCTCAAACGCCACTGCTTTTGTTAATATCTCATCCGGCCGTCCGAAGAACTGCCTGACCTGGCCAGACGCAGCAACAAGCACCGGCCGCTCGGCCAGCCTTCTCGCCACCCAGTCGTGCCATTTCTTAATGCCCCAGTAACGGGTGAAAAATGCGTTCTTGAGTTTGTCACATTCTGCTGGCGACATGTAAAGCTTGCCCTCAGAGTCCTTAAGAATGTTGCGACTGATTGTTAACCCGCCTTCAAGATAGCTTGCACCGTGTTGGACACGCTTGCAGGCGAAGTAGTCCCAGTCGTCTTTCTTGATTGTTTTTTTCTTGTGGTGGTCTTTAAACTCCTCGCGGCTCGTCCGCTCCGTGCAAATTCCACGCAGAATCAACGCAAGGATATTTGCTGGCTTGAGTCCGGCTTTATAGTCCTCAAGCATGTTGGGGTCGCCGAACATTGCGGAGTACGCGGCAACCGTCCAGCCGTCCGCACCTGCAAGATCGCATTGAAAAAACCAGTGGTCATCGTCAGCCAAGAATAAGTCTCTATCCCCCAGCACTCCACCAGGTGCTTCTTTTTCGTTGGTATAGTTAGGAATAGTTTGCAGATTATATCCGCTGCCGGTTGGAGACTCGTAGCAGGTTATCCTTCCCGTGTTCGACCCTACCAAATTATATCCACAACGAATCCTTCCGTCCTTATCCGCTGAAATGGATAACATCTGCTGGCGCGTTTGGAGCGCGCGTATTTCAATAGCTTTCTGCACAATTGCATAAGCGTCATTTCGGTTGTTTTGTTGGCACCAGCGTGAGAGCTTGAGGAGTGCTTCGTAGTCAGCTGTTGGTGGCGTGTTTGTCTGCCCGCGGACTTCTTTGTATTGGGTTGGTAGCTTAAGGGTTTCATATAGGAAAGGAATGAATTGTTTTCCTGAGTTAACGTTCATTGAGACTTCGCATAGATTCTCGAGTTCGCCAATTGTGGCGAGGGAGGGAGTAGGATGCGCAAGCAGGGTTTTAACACGCTCATAGCTTTCGAGGTGTTCTTTATAAACACGATCACCCTTCTTCGTTATCATCAACGAATCCCGATGTGCGATAATGGTTTTAACCGAATCGAACTTGAAACCATGACCGCACATAGCGTTGAAAGCCGCTTGTGCTTCGTGGAGTTTGTTAAGCAAATCTTGACGACGCCTGGCGGCTCCTTCAACGTCATAACGAATACCCTTCAACTCCATGTAGAGTAACGGACTCAACATCTCCATGTTGAAGCGATAGTGCTGCAAGCTATCGCCGCGAACGTATGTATCAAGCTTGTTGCTAATCTCTAAAGTAACTGCTGAATCTTTACAGCAATACTTATAGAAGGTATCGAAGTCGTCTGCTTTTCGCTCGAACTTGTAAAAAGGTTCATCCGTATAGATACTAGCTTGAATGCCCAAAGACTTTTCGAGTTCAGAATATAGCTCCCAGTGCTTAAGCATGGTATCTTCCGCGACACCTTGAACCCTGATTCCGTAAGAGTAATGCAGGACAAACCTGTCATAGAGACTGTTTTGGAGGACTTTCGGGACTTGCGGGTCTTCGAGGGTTTCCGCAAGAGCGCGCCATAGTTGTGGAGTTGTGTCGTTTGTAATAGGGACGATGAAGGCATAGTCTGGGTTGGGTGAAAAGGATATGCAAGACATTGTGTCGATGCCTCCTTCAATGTCAAGGGCGGTTGGGACTTTCTTAGTGCGAAGTTCTTTTAAGCGGTCAATAAGAACGTGCTCCGGCAAGTTGACTTCCAAGTTGCGTTGCGGGAGTTTAAGCAACGGACTGCTCGCTTCTCGAACGGCTTTGCGAAGATCGAATTGGAGGAGTGGAGTAACCTCGTAATCTCGTAAGGCATATGCTGGATGGTAGGTTGCGATGCACTTGATGTTCTCGAACGGTCCGTTTGCTGCGCCAAGAAACAACGACCCCCTCCACTGCGAACCTTTAAACTTGAACGCGTTCGGCTTGAGAGCGTGCGGCGTTGTTGGGTCCTTAGCAAGCTTGAGTGCGGTGTTGCCAAGCAGGATACAAATGTTTGGTTTGAACTCTTTTATGTCTGCGGCAAGCTGCTGCACCGATTCCTGAATCTCGTCGCCTGTCCAAGAGAATAGAGAGATGTCGTTATTGGGTGGGCGGTATTGAGTGACGTTGCCAAGAAAACATGCGTCAATCGAGACGCCTGCTCGCGAAAGCAACGCAGCAAGAAACCTACCTGACGCGCCACAGAAAGGACGTCCTGCCTTGTCCTCATCGGCTCCAGGTGCTTCGCCAATGATTGCTATTCGCAGTCCGCTATATTGTGTTGGAAACCTGTTCGGTACTCGATTCACAGAATCCCTTTCAATTGTTCAGGAAGTTCCTTCCAAGTGATTTCTTGTTCTTCGCCGTCGATTGTTGCAGTGATGCGCTTAAGCCTCTTGCCGTCCCAGTGAAGGTCGTACCGAACTCCTTTGAAATCAAAGTACGACGGAGCCTCGTCAATAATGGGCAAGACCTTCCAGCCTTTCTTGCGAAAGTAATCAAGCACGTATTGCGATGACAAGCTGATCGACCAGTCTATTCCTTGGCTGGCGTCGGTGATGATGCCGGACTGCTCGGTGATTTTGAATCTTGCGATGCCTGCGTGGATGTGGTAGGTGGACATTGTTTATTAGCCTTTCTAAAGAGACTGACAATTCGGAAACGGTTTCCCGTAGAGCGGATGTAGCCGATTGCGCCGACGAAAGCCAGCAATTCGTTTTTGAAAATTGGGAGTGCTTGGTCGATCCATACAATATAGCCGTTGTCGTTAAGCACTAACGCACATTCTTCCAACACCCTCTCACGATTGACCATAGCGTTGTCATAATGTTCTGCGTCTTCAACCGAATACGGCGGGTCAGCGTAAATAAGATCGCACTTGAAAGGAAGCTTTGACGAGAGATAGTGCGCGTCGCATTCAATGTCGGGCTTGTTGTCTCCTTGTGCCAGACCGACACGAAGGTACCTGTCGGACGGTGGAAGCGAACCGACAAAGAGGTGAATGACTTTGGTGGCGTCAGGGAATAATGTTTCGATGCGTCGGAGATATTCAACTTGGTAGCTTCCATAAAGAGCGGAGATGTTTTGGCCGCCGACAAACCAAAAGCCGGTTAGGAACTCACGGTTGTTTTTGTTGGAGTAGAATAGGTCGGTGTTTGGTGGGCCGAGGTGTTTGAATGCGTTGTTATAAAGCATGGCACGGTCGCGTAAGGGAATGTGCATGCCGATTTGCTTGGGAGTCTTGTCCGGAATTGGGACAGAACCGGGGGAAGAATTGGCGACAATCGGGTTGGCTTTTATTGCTGCCGCGACTGGCTCAATGATTTTGGCGTTGAGTTCACGACGACGATTGATTTCGGCGGCGGTTTGTTTCTCCTGCCGATCACGAAGA